ACTGCAACGCCTTCGGGCTGGACATGTACGAGGCCGGCGAAACCGAGCTCTCGCGCATCTGGACGAAGGTCGAAGCGATCCGTGCCAAGCAGGCCGCGAAGCCAACAGGCTCGGCGCTTCCCATCGCGGTCAGCGCCGACGCCTCAGGACGACGCGAAGCGGAGACCCCGGCCGCAGGTGAAGGTTCCCGGGAAACCATAGAATCCCGCGCCGAACGCCTTCAGGCGCAGGTGGAGGAGTTGAGGGAGGGGCTGAAGCTCAGCGCCGCGGATTTCGAAAAGCTATTACGAGAGTGGATGTACGCTCCGTTCCCGCGTGAAGCCCAAATTCTCGGCCAGATGTCCCCGCCGGCAGGACCTTTCGCCGAGGCCGCCGAAAGCATCTGCAGCGCCCATTCCCTCCTCTCCAAACAGGAGAAAGAAGGATGACCCACTACCCCATCACCCTCACAGGTCGCACATACCACCTCTGCTCCGTCCCGTTCGTGGTGCGAAATCCCCTCACCTCCGCCACATCTTGCCCCTCCTGCCTCAGGAAACTCCTCCAATGCCCCAAACCCGCTTAACCATCGGCTCCATGGCCGCCACCGTCCAACTCCGCGTGCGCGACTCCATCCTCGGCGTGCGCCAGGATTTCATCAACCTCACCTCCGACGACGGGAAATGGAAGATCAAAGTCCCCCGCGCCCAATTCGCCAACATGATGACGGCCGAGGATGACCTCCTCCTCGTCTCCCTCACCCTCACCCGAATTGTGATTGAGGAGGAGCCGGACCTGCCCGGCCTGGGCTCTCACAAGATCATCCTGCCCGAAGGGAGCCAGCACTAAATGCCCTCCCTCACTGACCACCCTCGAACCTCCATTGTGAGGTTGATCAACATCGGCGAAAGTGGAACCGGCAAAACCGGCGCTCTCGCCTCCCTCGCAAAGGCCGGCTATCGCCTGTGGATTCTCGACTTCGACAACGGGCTCGACATCCTCGCCGCCGCCCTGGAAGGGGACCCCGAAGCCCTCGCCCGTGTGACATACGAAACCCTGGAAGACCCCGTGTCGCTGGAAAAGGGCGTCCCCAAACTCCGTCCCCCTATGACCGCCTGGAAATCCGCCGGCCCTACACTGGAAAAGTGGGGCGCAAACTCCTTCACCGCGAAAGACATCGTGGTCATCGACACCCTAACCTCCATGTCCGGCGCGGCCTTCAACGAGGCCCTAGTCCTAGGCGGCCGCCTCAACCAACGCCCCCAACAGAACGACTACGGATGGATGGCCGATAGCGTCCTCCTCTTCATCGACGCCCTCGCCGCTTCCGCCGCCACCTTCAACCTCATCGTCAACACCCACGTACGGTATCTAGCGAATGACGCTGACGCCGAAATCCTTCGAGGTCTCCCCAATGCCAAAGGCCAGCAAATCTCCAAGGACATCGGGAAGTTCTTCAACACCGTCGTCCTCTCGCGCACCAAAGGCTCCGGTCCTGCCGCACGTCGCGTCATCTCCACCCAACCCCAAGGCATCATCGAGGTCAAAACCTCAAACCCATTCGGGGTCAAACCCGAATACGGAATCGAGAATGGATTGGCAGAACTTTTCTCCGACATCCTCGGTACCAGCCCAACCAAGTAACGTGCATCAAACGAAAGGAACGCTGCACATGGCACTCGATTTTAGCAAGTACTTGGAGGTGGACGCAGACGCGATCCCGAAGACCATCCCCTCCCTCCCCGGCGGCCACTACTTCGCTGAAGTCACCGGCTGGAAGGGCGCGGAACGCGACTACGACAAGAAGAACGGCGGCCCCAAGACCCCCGTGGTCGAAGTCACCTTCAAGATCACCGGGGCCGACGATGACGTGGATTTCACCGAGGATTTCCCCTCGGGCACCGAAGTCGGTAAGACCGTCACCCGTGACTACACCCTCAACTCCCCCGACAAGTCCGGGCAGGTCATGCTGCGCCGGCTCGCGGAGGATACCTGCGGGATCGCCATCAAGGGCCTGCACCTCACCGACATGCTCGACGCGATGAAGGGCTCGACGGTGAAGGTCTACAACGAGCCCCGCCCCGGCCAGGAGGAGGGCCAGTTCTTCACCAACATCAAGAAGGTTCTCCCGGCCCAATAACTTCAGGGTGCTAGGTGAGCGCGCGTCTTGTGCTAGGGAGCGCTCATCCCCGTCACCTGGGTAGTGGTGAGAGTGGCGCGCTGCGCCGTTCTATTTCGGCGGGGAGGCTGACGCCCTCTCCTCCCAAATAGAACCTTCCAAGTCGGGGCTGTTGAATGTTTGGTCCGGTCGTCCCTTCAGTGGGACCCTCCAACGCACGTATTTTCATTTTAGCCGAAGCTCCAGGCGAGAAAGAGTCCGAGCTCGGCCAGCCCCTCGTCGGCCCCTCCGGCCTCGAACTCCGCAGGATGCTTAACACTGTGGGGATATCCCTCGATGACTGCTACAAAGCCAACGTCTTCTCGCGCCGCCCTGCTGACAACAACATCGCTCTCTACGGTCAAGCCGACCCGCACCCCGACACGAAGCCCTATGGCCCCCTCACCTCCAACCCCATCACTTACCTTCGCCCCGAATTTCTCTCTGAACTGGAAAGGGTTTATCGGGAAATCTGTGCCGTCAATCCGAACGTATTACTTGCGCTCGGGAACACCGCAACGTGGGCTTTGGGCCTCGGTACAGGGATCACCGCTATCCGAGGGAGCGTCCAAGTCGCTCACCTTCTGGATTTAGGTCGCCCCCTCAAAGTCCTCCCCACCTTCCACCCCGCCATGATCCTACGCCAGTGGGACCAACGCGTAATCGCCCTCGCAGATTTGGAGAAGTGCGTTGCCGAAAGCCTATCCCCGGAACTCTCATTCGACAACACAACACTGTGGCTCAATCCTACTCTTGCCGATTTGTTGGACTTTGATCGTGACCACATGGAGCCTGCCCTCGAATGCGCCGCCGATATTGAGACTAAACGCGGTCAGATCACCGCCATCTCATTCTCGCCGGAACCTTCTGTGTCTCTCGCTATTCCGTTTTGGCTTGAGGGACCTAACCCTAATTATTGGGCTTCCATTGAGGAAGAGTTCCAAGCGTGGACCTTCGTCCGCAAATGGATGGAGAGGCCGGACCTAGTGAAGGTCTTCCAGAATGGACTTTATGATCTGCAATATCTCTCCTCCATTTGCACCCCCCGCAATTGCTCGGAGGATACCATGATCGCCCACCACTCCCTCTACACCGAACTCCGCAAGGGTCTTGGGTTTCTCGGCTCAATCTACTCCAACACCCCCTCATGGAAATCCATGCGTACCTTCCGCAAAGAAGAACAACTTAAGAGGGACGATTAATGGCCGAAGGTTTCGCCTGCCCTTCTTGCGGAAACCGGGACACCCAAGTCAAGGACAGCCGGCCGGCGAAGGACGGTTCCCAAATCCGCCGCCGCCGCCGCTACTGTGTCCGGTGCGAGCTCCGTTGGAGCACACTTGAAGTCCGCGAGGAAATCTTAAAAGCCATTAACATCCGCAAACAACTGGCCGCCTCAACCGACCTCCTCAACCGCTTCATCATCGAATTCAACGCCATTCGCCGAGCGGCAAAAGAAGCGGAGAAAATCTCCCAATGAATGAACTCTATATCCTCACCGATTCCACCGGCTTCACCACCTGCTGCGCACCGAACGCTGAAGCAGAGCTTCGCGAAACCGGCCGCCGCCCCATGCTCGCCCCCATCACCGTCCACCACTGGAAACGCGTGAACGGCTCGGGCGAGAAGATGGGGTGGAAGCTCCTCCGCACCTGGGGAGGAACCGAACCGTGGCGTTGAAAATCCAATCCCGCGACCTCTACTCCATCCTCTCCCGCGGGGACCTCTCCGCGGATGAAACACATTCCGCCTACAATGCCCTAGACTCTGCCGTCACCCTCCGCGTCCACCACGCCCTGCGGGAGAAGATTGCGGGGGACAACTCCGGGAGCGCGGCGGTCGCCTACCACTTCACCCGCGCCATGCAAGGCCCCGCTCTCGCCATGATGCGTCGGGGCGTCTGCATCAACACAAAGGTTCGCCAGGATGAGACAGCCAAAATCCAAGCCAAGCGGGACCGCGCCCAACTTCTCTTGGACCGTCTGGCAGACGCAATCTGGGGGCCGGAAACTTATCTCCACGTTGAAAAACAACGAGAGCTTTACACTCCAATGGGCAAGCGAGGACAACCACTCGCCCCTCGTTTTAGGACCGTGCGAACTGAGACTTTACTCGAACGGCCTCGCGGTCTTAATGGAGGATCAGGGAAGCAATGTCTTGCGTTCTTCAACGGAGCCCTTCAGCGCTCTGTGGAGTATGAAGTCCGCAAAACCCCCACCGGCCGCGAGCGCACCCCCACCGCCAACGACAAGGCCCTCCGTAAATGGGCGGACCAACGGACGAAGGGGCCCGGTATCTCCCCTCGTGATCCTAGCGTGTACCCTGTCCGTATTGCTGCTCCTTTTGTCTCGCTCATCCTCACCATTCGAGATTGCGACAAATCTCTCCAACTCCTTCGAGCGCCTTTGGAACCAGGCAACCGCATGTCCTGCTCCTACAACGTCGCAGGCACCGAGAACTGGCGTTGGAGTTCAAGCGCCAATGCCTTCGGCCGCGGAACCAATTTGCAGAACATCACCCCTTCCATGCGCCGGATGTTCTGCGCCGACGAGGGATACATCCTCGTCTCCACCGACTTGGAGCAAGCGGAGAGCTACGTCGTCGCCGGCCTCGTCTGGTCCGTTACAGGTGATCGGAGATACCTCGACGCGATCCTCTCTGGCGACCTCCACACCCAAGTCTGCCGAATGGCATGGCCCGAACTAGGATGGACCGATGACCCCAAAGCCAACCGTAGAATTGCTGATCAGCCATACCCCCAACTTGGAATGTCGTATCGTGACGTTGCTAAGCGGATCGGGCACGGTTCAAACTACAACGGTTCCTCCTTCGGCATTGCTGCGGCTGTGGGAATACCTCGGGACGTTGTCGAGGACTTCCAACATCGCTATTTCCGTGCGTTCCCCGCTATCCGCTCCTGGCACGCCTGGGTTAAAGATCAACTACTTGCACATCAGCATCTCGACACCCCCTTCGGCACCCGCCGCTGGTTCTTCTCGCGCCCGTGGGAAGACCAAACCATCCGCGAGGCCATCGCCTGCGTCCCCCAAGGCACCGTCGCCCTCCTCCTAAACCTCATCCTCTACCGCTGCTGGGAACGCTCACTCCTGTGGCGCGGCTTTCCAACAGATGACCCCCACCACCTCCCCATCCAAATCCTCCTCCAAAACCACGACGCCTTCCTCTTCCAAACCCCCACCATCCTTAACCTGTCCAAAGTCATCGATCAAGTAAACTCCGAGTTCCGCAACGCACCGATCATCTTCCGCAGGGGCGCGGAAGAACTTGCAGTCACCATCCCTGGCGAGTTCGTCACCGGGTTCAATTGGGGCTATAAGGACAAAGACCCCAACGTGGCAAACTGGACCTTTGAGGATGGGAATCCGGATGGACTCGCAAAGTGGAGTGGCGCTGAAACCCGAGAGCGGCGAGAACCCGCCCACCCCAAACTCGGAGACTGGCTCGGACGCCCCGCCCGTCCCGCCTTCAGCCCAGGGGCTCGTTGACCTTGCCCTCTCCTTCACCAAGGACCTCCCTACGCCTTACGTGTTCAGACTGTGGGCCGCTATTCACGCCGTTGGGGCAGCCGTCGAGCGACGCGTCTGGACAAACTTCGGTAGAAATAAACTTTACCCAAACGTGTTCGTGTTCCTCGTGGGCCCTCCCGGCGTCGGAAAAACACAAGCCATCGAACCCGTCGCCGAACTCCTCCGTAAATCCGGCTCAGTCACCGTCGCCCCCAACGATGTGAGTAAGCAAAGTCTCCTCGACGCAATGAAGGAAACCACCAAAGGCGTCCTATACAACGGCCGCCCCTATGACTACCACTTCCTTTCCCTCTCCATCCGCGAACTCGCCAACTTCATGTCGAAGTACGACCACGAACTCACCGGCCTCATGACCGACCTCTTCGACTGCCCCGCAGTGAACGAGGAGAAGAAGCGCACCCACAACAAAGGCGAGGCCATCGTCGCTCCGGGCCTCTCCTTCATCATGGGGACCGCGACGCAGAACTTGGGGTCCACCATCTCCCCCGAGATGTGGGGCTCGGGCTTCATGGCCCGCGTGATCATGGTCTACTCCGCAGACGAAATCATCCCGGCCGACATGTTCGAAGAAATCCCGGTGGATGACAAAGTGCAGGAGGAACTATCCGTCGGCCTGCGCCGTCTCGGTGAACGCGTCGGCCCGATGATCTGGTCCCCCAGCGCCCAATCCCTCATGCGCGACTTCCGCCTGAACCAAAAGTCCGGCGCTCCCATCCACAACCGCCTCACCCACTACGTCACCCGCCGTTGGCTTCACTTGGGGAAACTCTGCATGATCGCCGCCCTCTCCGACGAGCGCCCGAACGTGACCTCCGAAGACTTCGACACCGCCCTCGCGTGGCTCAAGGCCGCCGAATACAACATGCCCGAAATCTTCAAGGACATGGTGTCCCACACGGACGGGCAAATCCACGAGGAACTGCGCAACCATTGCTTCCTCCTGCACATGAAGACCAAACAACCCGTCCACGTCAGCGTGCTCTACGAATTCCTTCACTCCCGCGTGGCCTCCCACACCATCGAGCGCATCATCCAAGTGGCCGTGGCCGCGGACTTCTTCCGCCGCGTGGCGGGGACCGAGGGCAACGACGCCGAGTTCATCCCGATGGGCATGAACGGCCAAACGCCGGGGGTGTTCTGATGACCAAGCGCCTCGACCCAAACCTAGAACTCCGCATCGTGCGGATGATTCAAGAAGGCTACCTCCAACGCGAGGTGTCCGAAATCCTCAATGTCCCCATCCCAACAATCGCCGTTGTAAGGAAGAGGAACAATCTCCCCTATTCCCCCCGAAACCGCCGGACCCAAGAGGAGAAGGCCCGGGAGCGCGAAGCCCTCGCTGCAATGTTCGTTCCCCCTTCCCCCGCCATGGTCCGTCTCGCGGAGTTCGACCCTGCAATCCGCCGCGCCCTCAACGTGCGCCTCGGCCACCAACCCCCGGAGGAAACCGAAGATGAGAATTGAAGCAACCTACATCGACCACATGGGCTCCGATCTAACCGTCGTAAACGCCGCGCGCGTTTCCTTCGGTAAACGGCACGTCGAACTTGAACATAATGATCCGGGCCTTATAGAGTACCTAGCCTCCCACGGCCACTGGACTCCCTTCACCCATTGCGCCCTCACCCTCCACATCAAAGCTCCCATCTTCGTGCGAACCCAATGCTTCAAACACAAAGTGGGTTTCACTGAGAATGAAATCTCCCGCCGCTATGTGGATTCCTCGCCCGAGTTCTTTGGGGGAATCAAATGGAGAGACCGTTCCCCGAATAAAAAACAAGGGAGCGGAGATACGCACTCCGGCCAGGACGAACTCACGAACGCTTACGGTGAAGCGTGTTTCGCGGCCTTCGCCGCGTACAAATTCCTCCTCGCCAAAGGCGTCGCGCCTGAACAGGCTCGTATGATACTCCCCCAATCCACTATGACAGAATGGTATTGGACAGGCTCCCTCTCTGCGTGGGCGCGATTCTATCTCCTCCGCATCGATCCCGACGCCCAAGAGGAAACCCGCGAATTGGCACAACTCTGCGGAGTTTGGTTGGCCACCCACTTCCCCTTATCGTGGGACGCTCTTACAAAAAGGGGGAGGGTTTCGGCCCTCCCCTAACATCCCCGTAGAATGCCACTCCCCTAACTCGAATCCTCTCCCTTCCCGTTCGAATGTCGGGGGAGGTCCTCCTCCCGCACCTCCACCATCCCCTCTTCCCCATAGTGCGGCAGGGCCGGGCGCTCGGGAATCTTGATCCCCGCCCGCCGCAGGAGCGCCACAAGCGAGGCGATGTACTGATTCAACCCCCGAATCCGTGCCTCAAGAAAAACCAACTGCCTCTTGAACTGCCGGTCTCTCTCCTTGCACGCATCCAACTCATCCCGAGCCTGATCCATGAACGCCCGGAACCCGTCGTTAATCTCCCCCTGCATCTCCGCTGGGTTGTGCGTGGAACGGGCGCGGAGGAGGGCCCACGCACTCAGCCCTCCTCCCACTACCGTCCCGAGGCTCCCGATGATTGCGACTGTTATGGTTACACTCGGCACTCTCGCCCCCCAAGAACGCTAGGGGGCCGCAGCGGGCGGGATGGTTGGGCGGGGCGCGGTGGAAGGATCACAAGCCCCCGACACCGTGAACTCCGCGTGGGCCGAGCCGGGACTGGCCCCCGCAGCGGTCGCCCCGCCCACCGCAATGCTCGCGGTCCCCTTGCACCCCATCGCCACGAACTGGTCCCCCATCGCCTTCACGGTCGCCGGGTCAACCTTCGTCGTAGCGCACGCCCCCAGCCCGAGGGCCAACAGGGGGATGATGACACACACTTTCAACATTTGTTTTCCCTTTCCTAGTGGGGGGCTTCGGAGACCGTAGGGTCCGGAACCACTGGAACGCTAACCGGCGGAAGCCGGGCCTCAATTCTCTGCTCCAACCCCTCCGGCGTGATCCCCAACTTCGCCAACGCACTCGGCACTTTCGGCATCACATAGTTCGCCGCGGTCTTCACGATGAAGGACTTCGTAGGAACCTGCGCATGTTGGAGTGCGAGGTCCTGCGCCCGGCTCATCGCGAAGGCAATGCCGTTCTGCATAGCCCCCTCCACCACCTGGGCCTGCGCGGCGGTGAGTTTGAGGTGGAGCAATTGCACCACCCGCCACACAACCCAGGAGATGAGGGGCGTGAGGACCGCCGTGGCGAGGGGCGCGATAACGTCCGTCACAAGCGGCGTGAGGTCGATAGTGTAGGCCGCCGCACTCATGCCGCGCCCTCAACCGGCTGGGGCGGGTGTTGGTCCAGAGGGTGCGGAGCCCCCTCCACCTGAGCCGGCGGGTTCTTCAGCCCCGCAAGCTCCGTTTCCGCCGCCTCCAACTGCGCCGTCACGTCATTCAGCTGCGCGGAGGTTTCCGCAAGTTGCTTCTGGCACAAGGCCAACTGGTCGCTCACCTGACTCAACTGCACCTGCGTCTGCACCAGGGAGGTAATCTGCCTCCCCACCAGCTTCGTCATCTCGTCATCAAAGTTCATGGGCATTGTCATTCTCCTTTTAGGGCGTCACACTAGACCATCCCAGGTAGTGTGTCTTCAGGTTGTTTGTGCCTGGGTCACTGATGTTGATAAGGTAGCTCGCGCACGCGATGTTCACGATCGCGCCGAGTTCGGCTTGCGGGTCGTTGTAGTACCCGTCAATGTAGATTTGCTTGGACTCGTAGAGATACACCCCCGCGCGGTTCAGCGGCCCCCCAAACGTGTCCACCGCGAGGTGTTGGAACTTCACATTGTACACGGAATAGTTATTGATCCTCCCTTCATTCACCACCACCCCGATCCCGTTGGAACCACTGAGCCCCACGTAGGAGTTCCCACTAAACGTCACCGTGTCGCACCAGTTGTTGAACTTGAACCCGCGGAACACGGCGTTGTTGAATTGGCAGTTGTGAAACACGGAGTCCGTGACGACCTGGGCCTGGCCCCCAAAGCCCGTGGTGATCCCCCCCAAGATCAACCCGTACTGACACGTTCCCCGGTGCTGGAAGGTGAAGCGGTTGAAGACCACATTCCGCCCCCCACCGCTGAACTCCCCGGCCGTCGAATCCGCGTTGATCTGCGCGAAGATCGAACCGGAGTTGTTCCCAATCGCAATCACGTAGATGTCATTGAACTGCGCGGAGTGGAGGTTGAACACAACCCCCGAGAACGAGGAGCCCTCGTTGATATTGAGCCGCAGGACGCATTGGATCAACACATCAGTCGAAGCGGAGGACACGATCGTTCCCCCCGCCGCCCCGGTCCACGTGAGGTACGCCCCTCCATCCATGATAATGTTCACATTGGACTTGAGGTTGATTGTCCCGTTGACGTTATACGCCCCCGACCCGTTAATCCAAATCGTGCCCCCTCCCGCCGCGTTCAACGTCGAGATGAGGTTGTTGAGGTTGGTTGTGTTCGTCGTCGCACTTTGCGCGGGCGTGATGGAGTTCTCCGCCGCACCGTTGTAGTTGGTGGGGACACCTCCACCCCCTCCCCCCGTCGCGCTGATCTGGATCGCGCTCCCGGTATTGTTGAGAGTGATGCCCGTCCCCGCGGAGAGTACGGGTGCGAGGTCTCCCGAGCCGAAGCTCACCGCGCCCGAACGCCCGTTGAAGGAGCTGACTCCCGAGCCCCCTCCGGGCGCGCTGATCGTGAGGATATCCGTTCCGGAGTTGTAGCTAAGCGTAACTCCCGTCCCAGCCGTTGTCTTAGCGGCGATTTGCGCCCCAAGATTTGTGGAAACATCTGCCCCCGTCAACACAACGTTACCATTACGTCCGTTGACGGTAGTGACCCCACTACCACCGCCCCCACCCCCACCGTCGCTACGCAGTTCAACCGCAAAGCTCAGGGGGTGATTGGTCGCCCCGCCAAATACGATGTTCGTCCCATCAACATACGGCGAGCCGATAAGGGCGTCGATTTGGAAAATGTTTCCAAAAACTGAGAATACGCCCGTCGTGTTTCTACGCGTGGTGAATGGGGACCCTGGGCTGGTGTTCGCCGATGCTGAAGAGTTTTGGAACAACATCGCGATGGTGCCAACGTTCGTGGCGACTTTATTGAAGCCCGCAATCGTCAACGTCTCCGTCGCGGCCGCCACCAAGCTCGCCGATTGCGGCCCACGATACGCCGCGAGGTATGCGTGCGCTTGATACGAACCCCCCCAAACAGTGCAAACGAAATACCCTGCTATGGCATCCGCCGACGTTATAACTTTATACCCCACCCAAAACGACATGTTAACAGTCGTATTGTAGGATTGCGTAAAGAGGGTAGAAGCTCCCGTAGGGCCAACGGGCCGCGAAGAAGGGCCTGGAGACGTATTTGCTAGGACGATGAATACTAGGTCCCCGACACTGGCCCCGGTTGGGAGATTAATGTTAACAGTATCGCTGCCAGAAAATGCTCCCGTGTCGTTATATGAAAGGAACGTCGCGCTCCCGCCTCCTCCCCCGCCTCCCGTGTTAATGATAGTCGTCTGGCCGCTAGAGGTAAGCAGCCCGATCCCGGCTCCCGCAACAAGTACCGTGGACAGGTCAGACAACAGACCTATCGATCCAATCCCCAACAGCCCGCGCATCGCCGCATAGTTCGCAGCGGACACCAGCGACTTCCCGTTCGCACTCGGCACGAAGCCCGCATCCGCGATCAGCGTCCCCGCCGCGCTGTTCCACGACACGAGGTTTCCAACCACCGCGCTCCCCGGCCCGCTCACATTCCCCCCACCCCCACCCCCACTTGGCGTTGGGATCATGTGCGCTGAAGAGGGCCCGAGCCATTCAATAATCTGCCCCGCAGCCGGCGTAAGCGCCGCGATCACCGTGAGGTTCGTGGGCACCCCCGTCAACGCGGAGTAGTTGAAGTTTTGGGAGAACGTGGGGGTAGGGATCAGGTGCGCCCCGGTCGGCCCAGTGAACTCGATGATCTGCCCGCTCGCCGTGGGGCCCAGCACGTCAATATTCTGGATGATCTGCGGGACGCCGGTGAGCGCACTCCACGCACTAGAGCCCCCACCACCCCCGCCGCCCGCCACCGCAACCGGCGCGCCGGTGGTCGCATCAAACCCCAGCACCAACCCCTTCCGCAGGTTCGCGGGGGGAAGGAACCCCAGCCCCGTATCCCCGGGCCGGAATTGCAAGGCCCGCCCATCCACCTCCGCAAGCTGCTGCGTCTGCATCGTCAGCCAATCGGCAATGTCCTCCACTGTGTGGGGGAAGAACGCCTGATCGCTAATGGCCGTGAGTTGCGTGTACGGCACATTCCGCATGATGACGAGGGTTTGGCCGGATTGGAGGGGCGTGCCCACTAACGGGTACACCACCGTGCCCCCACTCGGGTTCCCCACCCCACTAATCGAGAATGAGCCCGGCGTGAGGATGGTGGTGGAACCGTCACTCCCCTCCACCAGCACCTGCACCAACGCATTCCCCGCGCTGTCGGCGGGGATAAGGAAGTTGTAGTTCCACGCCGTTTGCACCCCATTCGCGGGGTAAACGATCGACGTGATCTGCGAGGAAATGGTCATTTATACCGCGCCCCTTGCTCGGATGAGTTGCTGTGTTCCTTCACCGCGGAGGAGCCGAAGAGCACGCCCCGCACATCGTTCCACCAACCTGGTGGAATTTTTCCGTTGGATTTGTCATAGGCGAATTGGCCCGCGCGTTCGACGGGTTTCACCGGCCACCCCATCGTGTACCCGATGGTGTCGATGGAATGTTGAACCCACCGATGATCCGCAATGGGCTTGCCGTGGAGTTTGTCCCACATCGCGGAGGTCATCCCACCCGCGGCTTTCATCATAGAGGCCAGGGGGTCATCACCCCCCGTATCCCGCCCCTTTGTCGCGAGCACATTCGCCATCTCCGCGAAGGTGTTCCCCCCCGGCAGCGTGCCCCCAATCACCCCCTGGAGCGTGTGTTCCGCAAGCCTGTGCAGCCACGTTTGCCCGTACTTCCCCGTCACCTCATCTGAGGCGAAGGTCAGGAACGCGATGGGGAGGACGAAGAAGGCGAGGAGGTGGGTGAGGTTACGGAGGCTATCCCGCCGCGCCCCTGCATCCCCCGCATCCTCAAACCCATCGAACCCGCGACCGTTAGGTTTTCCCCTTAGGCGCTTCTGCGTCTCCGCAATCCGCTGTTGACGGCGGATCATCGTCCACGCGCGGTTGGTCGCGGTGTTCTCGAAGCTCGTAAACATGTTAAAGAACTTCAGCACCTCCCCACCGAGGCCCGGTTCCCCCGTTTGGTAGGCCGAGAGGTTAACTACCGTCCCGCTCCCCTGCGTATCCCGCACCGCCTTATCCGCCAGAGCCATCGCATCCTCATGGCTCGCCCCGCCCTCATAAATCTCCCGGTACTTCGCCAGCCACGTGGCCTGCGCCTCCACCCGCTTAATCACCGCGAACATCGTGGTCGCGTGGTAGGTCCACCCGCTCATCACTCCATTCTTCGCGAACGCGCGCTCCATCACCTCGCGGATGTCCCGGTCGAGGGAGAAGAGGGTGTTGCGCACTTCCCCGGAGTTCTCATCAATGAACTTCTGCCAGTGTTCCCCGTCACGCAGGAGATCGCCCACCGCCCCCGCGAGGTGCGTGCCCGCCTCCCCCGTCATGTGCATGGCGGCAATGCCCCCGTGCTTTACGAGGGTCGATACATTGTATCCAATCTGTACCATCGTGAACCGCCGGCGTAGTCCCCGCACCATCGCCGCAGTCCCCCGCAACGCAGTTTGGTCATAGCTCGAACTCCGCGCAATGTTCTGCAACCATTCATTGAAGCGGGTGAGGTATTCCGGCCCTAGGGATTCGCGGATAGCATTCCTCACACCCGGCTGCTTGAGAACCTTCGCAGCCTGGATGAGGGGTCGGCGAAAGGCGAGGTCGTGAAGGACGGACTCCAACTCCCTGTGAAGGGTGGCATGATCCAAATTGAGTGGCCCGCGGAACTGCGTCCTTTGCTTAGTGCTCCCATTAGGGGGAGTGGCCACCCGATACTTGGGGCCGAACATGGCACTTTCGCCCAAAGCCATAGGGTCGATGACATTGACGTTCCCCTCCTCAGTGGAGAACTCCCCCACCGCGTTCCAATCATAGTCGAGGTGCCAATACTTGCCACGGAGAGTGCCCGCGGTTGTGGTGGGGACGGGGCGGCCTGGGACCTCCGGAGGTGCGAGCCCCACCGTATCCCGATAAAGCGCCTGCACCTCGGGCCACAGGGAGTCCACCTGATCCCACAAAAACTGCACGTACTTCCAATCCGCCGCGGTCATCTCGCGGTTGATGGCGTCTACAGTGACTTGGGGGTCCCAACCGAACCCCTCCACAAGGTTCGCGAAGTTGTCCTCGGTCCCGAAGTGAAGGGCCGCGCGGATTACGTTCCCCTTGTCATTGAGCCAGGGAACCGGTGCGCCGGTGGCGTCCCTCCCGTACGTCAACTCCGGCACGTTCACCCGCGCCTCAAGGCTCCGTACCCATCCCTTCGGCTGGCCTTTCACGAACTCCTTAAACGCATCCGAGAACGCCTTGATCTTCTCGGCCTTGTAGTAAGTCCCCGCGTTTAGGGGGTTGACGATGGAACGCATCAACGGCCCGTTGGTCTCTCGGTCCAACCAAAACAGGGGGACCTCGGGGCGCGTCGTCGCAGCCCCGAGGGTGCGAGCAAACCCGCCGAGCCCACCGGCAAGTTTCCGCATCATCCGTTGGGTTGCTTCTGGCGACGTCGGCAACTCCAACGGACCCTTCCCGAGCTGGGCCTCTCCCGCGGTGTACGGCCGCCCGATGGCCGTGGCGTTCTCCCGCACCTCTTGCTCCAACTCGGCGAGCGCGAGTTTCTTCCCGTCGAGGACGACGGTTTTGAGGTCCCGCCCGTACTGGGAGAGGGACCGGACCATGTTGTCCACGTCGCGGAACCTATCCACCGTAAGATCACGGATGGATTGGACGGGGCTCCCCGGCGCGCCAATCGTGGGGACGAAAGTCTCATAGAGCGGGAGCCCATCCTCCGTCGCCCCCCGCACGAAGTCGGAGAGGGATTGGCCCTTGAGGGGCACCTCGGGCCGCTCGTACTTTCCCAGCCGCAGGGGATACCCCAACTGCTCCACAATCAACCGCAGATGATTCCGCGTCGTTTGATCCATTTTCGAATGCACGGGCTTCTTCGCCAGCGCCCGCATTCCCTTATCCGCCCGCGCGAACTCCTTCTGGAACTTAAAGGCCTCCCGCATTTGGAGGTATTGGAGAAGTTGCTGTTGCTTTAGTTGAAAGGCCTTGATGGGGTTCCCGTCCGCAATCGCGGCCTCGGCTCGGTTCCCCAGCCTCCGCACCTGTTCCGCAAACTCCTTCGGTTTCACGGCCTCCTTCACCGTAAGCTGTCCGAAGGTATCCTTCGCCAACCACTCCACATCCTCCCGCGAGAACGGGAGCCCGTTGGCCGCCGCGAACCCTCTCAGGTCCTCCGCCAGAAGTCCTTCCACCTCCGGGGCCACCATCTCCTCCCGCGCCGCGTTGAGGAGGTTTTCCCGAGAAACGTCGTATCCGAGATGGTAACGGGCTTGGGCCTCAGCCGCTTGGCGCGCCTGGAGCTTGACGAACTCATTGAGGTTCCGCGCCCCCAATCCCCTAACAGCATCCGCAAGGTCAGCAAGATCGGAAACAAGTTGGCCGCCGCTAGGGTAGCCCACAAAATCGGCGACCTCATCGGGGTGGTTCCCGTTGTTGTGGAGGACGGAATTGGGGAGGCGGGAGGCGGGTTCGGGGAAGAAGGCCTGCGCGTCCCCGCGGTTGATCTTGAAGCCCGTTTGGGAAAGTTCCCGCATCGCGCGGATGGAAGGAAGGGCGTTGAGTTGTTCGGCGATAGGTCCCGCTCGGCGCTCCACCTCCGCCTTCCATTCCGGCGTTCTCTCCCGCCGAAGTTGGGTGTAGGTGCGTTGGAGGATTCGGTCATGGATGGCGGCCTGTGCCTCCTCCAACATCCCCCCATACCGCTCCATCTGGCCCTTAGTGAGCCCGAGGGCCTTGGCGTTCTGGAAGAGTTGATCAATCCCCATCTCCCGGAAAACCTGCTGCACGGCCTCCGAAGCCCGCGCCGCGATGGGGGCTACGACTTCCGCGGTTCCAGGGGCGGCCAAGTCTTCCGGAATTCGGGCCGCGATTTGCCCTGATTCCCCTGCGGGTGCTCCCGTTCCCACTTCCTGATACGGGCGAATTTCTTTCGCCTCTTCTTGGCTAACACCTCCTTCACGGAACCGTGTGACACTGTTCAACTCCTGGGCAAAAGGTTGGCCGGAAGTTTCAGCAAGGTACTCGCTGAGGGGGACGCGCACGTCACCCCCACTCACTAGGGCTTGTTGGATTTCCAGAGAGCGCGCGGCGAACACTTCATGCCCCTCGTCCCATAGTTTGGAAATCGCGTCGGTGGGGACCGTCACTTCCTGCCCGTGGGCGAGGGTGTGGTTTTCGAGGAAGTCCTGCACGAGTTCGGGGGCGCGGGCATGGGTTGCCGTGTCCTCCACCGCGGCCTGCATTTGCTCCACATGCGCGGCGTCCATGTCCGCGATGGAGGCGTGGAGTTGCGCGGCCCCCGGAGAGGTGGTGGGGTGGATATCGGCGAACTCGGCCTCAAGGGGAGCTTCAATCCCTCCGGGGCCTGGGAGGGCCGGGGGCCGAACAACCGTCGCCTCGCCAAGGTCAATCGGCGGGGGCCGGCGTTCCAACAACCTCCCAACCCCCACCTTCGGCATAGGAAGGAGCCCGGTGAGGATGCCTGAAAGGACCTGGGAGTTTGCCTCACTCTGCTCCCGCGTGAGGGGCGCGGCCTGGGGTTGGCCCCTCTGCGCCAGCACCTCCGAGTACGTGCTCTGCGGAATGAACTGAAGCCCCCGCGCGATAGGCTCCTGTACCGCCGCGAAGGGGGAAGCCAAACCCCCCACCACATTCAGGAACTCAAGGCCCGAGTGCTTGAGGTAGCCCAGCACGTCTCCCTGTGCGAGGGCTTGCGCGCTTGCGGCCTTCTCCGCGTCGTACCCTTGCGAGGCCGAGGCGAACGCCCGCTTGATGTCCCCAACCGGTCCCCCCGTGTTCCACCAGTCCTGCACCCGTTGGCCGAGGTTGGCGAGGGGCGCGTAGTCGTATTGCACCGCAGCCGCCTTCGCGGGGTCGCTCGCCACGAAACTCCGCACCGGCCCACTATTCGCCGCCACCGCAGCGTTGGTCTTCTGCTGGGCCTGTTGGGCGAGAGTGGGCGCATCCCCCATCCCCACATTTGCGGGGACCCCGGTTAGGGGTTGGGTGCGAAGCGCGCTTACCGCATCGTCGGGAGAGACCCCCTCCCCCTGCGCAGCACTACTCGCCGCGCTGCGCGCCAGCACCGCGTCAAAGTCGAACTTATTGTCCGCCACGGGCGCGCTCCTGTTGAATGATCCGGTTCCCGTGGACTAGGTGGCCGATGTTGAGTTCGTTCACCGGGAGGCCGTGGGATTGGAGGTACGCCGTGGCGGCCTTAGCCTCCTCGTCACTCACCGCGAAGGCCGTCGTGGGTTCCGCGGCCCCAACCCTCACTCCAAGGAAGTAGTTCCCCTGCGGCACCTGCGCACCCGCGCGAGCGAGAATCCCCATCGTGGCCTTCGCGTCCGGAACCTTCCCCGGGTTGCTCGCGTCCCACGCCTCCTTCTGCGCCTGCACCGCGCCGAGGAAGTGGTAGTAGTCCGCCCCGGAGTTGGTCTTTGATGGGGGTTGAATTTTCAGCGCCTGAAGGGTGGACTTGAATTCCGGGGACGACATCACGCCCTTGAGGAACTTGGCGTTGGGGTCCACGTTCCCCGGCTTCTGGCGAATGTCCTGTTGGGCCTTCTCGTAGGTGAGGCGCGCGGAGGTAGGGAGGTCAATCGCCGCGAGGTCGGTGGAGAGGAAGTGGGAGGGGTCACCAGCCTTCGCCTGCGCCAACATCCCCTCCACTTGCACGATGTTCGCTTGCCGTTGGGGGGTGAGTTCATTCCCCGTCACCCGCAGCGCTCCGTCCACCGCCCGGCGCTGGGAGGGACGGAGGGAGTTGTACGCATCCTGGGCGCCGGGTTGGGAGAGGAGGGAATGGAGGTCCCCAATTTGCCCCGCCTGGACGGTCCCGAGGATGTCTTGGAACGCATCGCTCTCCACCTGCGCCTGGGCGCTAGCCTGTTGCATGACGAACGTGCGGGCGTTCCGCGCCGCCTCATCTTGCACGAGCGGAAGGCCGGGATACTTCTGCGCGGCAATCTCCCTCGCACGCGTCTCAGCAGCCCCCGCCCGGGAAGCGAGGTCCGTGGAGGTGAATTGCCCGCTTGCGGTTAGTTGCGCCTCACTCCACCCCACATGCACATGGTTCCCCTCATCGATGACTTGGTGGGCTCCGAGCCCCTGCATCTTCGCCGCCAATTGCGCGGTGGACATCCCCGCCGGGGGCACGAGGTCGTAGGCCATCCCGTTGCCTGGGATGTGCTCGGAGTTCGGAACCCCGCCCACCGCCGCGTTGTGTTCCGGGGTCCGTGCGCCGGAGGAAATCGTCACCCCCGGCACGATGGAGTTGAAGAAACCCTTCGCATCCGCGCGCACGTTTTCCACGACCCCGGTTCCGAGAACCGACCCGGCCGCCACATGCCCGATCGCCGCCACATCGTTCGCCATCACCGCAGGGCGCAACCCCGCAAGGGTTGTCGCGTAGGACTTCGGGTCCATCAGCCCTTGCCGGGCACGGATGAAGTCCATCGCCGCGTTGGGGTCCGTGACCGCCATCGCCTTCGCAGCTTCGGAATAGTATTGGCCCTGAACCTTTAGGGAAAGCTCCTTCGCGTGGGTGTCATCCCCCGGTTGATCAAGCCCCGCGTGGAGGGCTTGGAAGTTGCTCTCCCTCTTGGAGATTTCCAAGAACTGACTCTCGAACGCGGGGTTGTTGGGGTTCGCTGCCATTTGGTCCCCGGCGGATGCGATGCGATCCTGGGAACTCTTCACGATGTACTGATTCTGCTGCGCGTCCGCGTGGCGGCGCATTTCCCCCACGAGGTTGAACGCGGTCCGGCGCGAGTCCGCGTCGAACATACTTTGCGCCATGGGGTTAGTGAGCGCCTTCCGCGCCTCCTGCCGGGCCTTGTCAATCTCATCCACGGCCGGTTGGAGGTTGGGGAGGGCATTCGCCCCGAGTTGGGTGGTGGAGTATTTGGAGGCGATCCCGTTCGCGGCGGTAGCGAAGGCGATGGAGGCTTGGTCGGAGTTAGCCTTGTTCGTCAGGGCCTGCATCGCCTGGGCGTGTTGGAACAGGACATCCGCGCCCTGTTCCGTGGCTCGCCCAACCGCCTCCAACCCCTGCCCGACCGGGGCCCCAAACGTCGCACTAGGCGCGTTGATCTGTTGGCTCGGGAGCCCGCTCTCCGTGGGGAGAACCCGTTGCCCTTGAGGTTCAGGAACTTGCGCCATCTTAGTTTCCCGGAGCCGACGAAGCGCCGGACATTTGCAGCGCGGCTTGCCGGCCGTAGATGGAACTCGCGCCGCCAATGAGCGTGGAGCCCACGTTCAGCGCGCCCCCCAACGCCGCATTCGTCCCCGCCATTTGATATGCGGAGGCCTCTGCGTTGAGGCTTTGGGATTGTTGGATGTACCCAAGGGCATTCACCGCCGCGTTGTGGCGGACGGTAAGGGCGTCCAACTCCCCCTCGTTAATCAGCGAACCCCGCACCGCAGCGGGAGAGCCGAACCCCACATCCACCCCATTAGCACCCTGCGCAGCAAGGGCCGCCCCCACGCGGATGGAGGTCTGCATCCTACTCGCACTCTCAGCGCTCTGTCCCGCCTCCAACGCATTCTGCGAGTTATTCGCCGCGATGAGAGCGTTGTTTTTCGCCACCTGGGCTTGGAATTGGGATTGCTTGTAGGCGGAGAAGGCCGTGACCCCAGCCCCAACGGCCGAGATGCCAGTGGCCACGGTCCCCATCGCGAGGGCCGCCTGCGCTGCGGTAGCCGTCCCCGCCGCCACGGCCCCAAAGGCCGCCGGTATCGCCGCAAGGAAAGCCATCAGCGCACCTTTTCCAACACGAACGAGTGCGTGTCTTCCCGCACCCACTCAAACCCCAGCCACGTCAACCACATCTGACTCACCGTATGTTCCTTCAGCACGGAGACCTCCAGCGCCGGAAAACGTTGCAGAACATAATCAACCTCTCGACGCGAGGTGCGGAGGAAACGGAGGGGATGGAGTTCGCAAAGCGGGGAAGTGAGGGCCCATCCGAAAGCCCGAGCGCCCCCAAACCCGTTGGCCGCGTATCCCCAGGCTGCTGCAATCTCTCCATCAAGCTCGTATATGAAGTGTTCATGAGACACCGCGACGGCGAGCGGAAGTGCATTCGCCGGCTCAACGCCGCACACCTGCACTCCCCGTGCGTCGAGTTCGCGCAGTCGGATGGTGTCCCCATCGCGGAAGCTCCTAACGACCAGTGTCACCGAAAGTCACCTCGGGGATCAGGCCCAGCACCGTCGCTGGCAGGGGCCAATCCTGCTGCACACACATTTGCGCGGGCTCGTTCCACCCGTTGATGATGTTCACCCGCCGGTCTTCGGAGATGAGGGGAAGCGGGGCCGAGTAGCCCGTGGGAGGGATTTCCTTCATCGGAACCAACCCGTCGAAGGTTTCCCCCAATTTCAGCCCGCGGGTCTTGTCCATCCGAACGGTAATGGCGCTGATCTTCTTCCGTTTCCCCTGGATCGTGGGGTCCCCGATGTCGAGGTAGAGGGACTGGAGTTGCCCTTGGAACCCCAGACCCGCCACGCACTTGGAGCAGGGGGTGGGGAGGGTGACGGTGCCGGAGGAGGAGACCACTTGCGGCTCCAACGCACTCCCATCCGCGAGGATCATCACCGGGTGGCCCGCGAGATGTTGGAGGCCCCCGAAGGTGGTGAACTGCGGCCCGTACTCCCAGGCCCCCGCAACCACCGGTGCGAAGTCGTTGGACTGACCGCCGGGCAGGATGTCCCCGAGGGGCTGGAGAATGGTGGCCGTGAGGTGCGTAGAATCCGCGGATGCGGTGACTTTCAGCTTCCCTCCCGAATCCAGCCAAATGATTTGCCCGATCCAAGTGGAGGAGAACGGGGTTCCGGCATCCGCCGTGAGGGTTGCCACAGCCCCCGGAACATTCCCCGTCGCCACCACGGAGAACCCGAAGCCCGGCCGGGGGAGGGAGGTCCCCACCCCACAGTCTACAAACCACGCATCCTCAACGCGTACGAACTTCCGGCTCGCCATGCGCTCGACATATCGCACGAGCTTCTGGCCGAATTGCCGGCGCACCACGAGGTACACGGCGTCCTCCTGTCCCTCGGGGACCACACACACGGACTCGAACACCCCCTGGGTGTCGTGCTGGGCCCACCCATAAACCTCCTGCTCGGGGACGTAGGTGAGGGAGAGGAGCTTGCCATCATCTCGCACAACCCAAATGATTTTGAAAGGCTCCTCGGCCCACGCCCATTCGAGGAGCTGGTAGCCGAAGAATAGGTGGTTGGAGAGCGCGCTGCGGTCGTAGCCGTAGTAGGATTGGGTGTAGAAGTTGAACGCGAAGTCCCGGACGATGGAACCCTTGTTCTGCACGAAGAGGATGTCGTAGTTCACCCGGATGGGGGGCAGGTCGTTCGCGCCCGTTGAAGCTTGGGGGAGGGCCACGATGTTAGAGGGGGAGACGGCCGCTTGGGGCGTTCCCCCGGAGACGAGGAACGCCCCACCGGAGGTCAGAACCACAAGACCCGTGGAGGTCGGCACCATCGACCGGATTTCATTAACCTGCTGGGAGGCGATGGCGATTTGGATGGCGTCGGAGTCCAGCGAGGCGAAGGAGGTATCGAAGGTGGAGTACGCGCCGGTCTTGGAGAAATCCATCTCCTCCGGGCTAGTGACGAGGTTGCCGTACACCCGCCGCTGTTGGAAGTAGGTAACGCAGCCGGGGTAGTTGGAGGAAGCGAAGGGGTCCCGAAACTGCGGGGGGTTGTCCGCGTAGTTCGGCGCGATGTTGTTGTCGTTGAAGTGGATGGAGGTTCCGGCCGAGGAGCCGATGTAACCGAAGACTGTCGGTTGCTCCGTCGCGGAGTTCGGGACCGGGCCGGTTTTGAATACGTCGTAGTGGTCCGCGCCGGTAACGGGAAGCCAACCGATTTCGATGAAGACGGGAGTCGTGGCGAGAGGGTCGAGGGCCTTCGACGCGGCGAAGACGGAATTGGGTTGTGCCCCCCGCACCCCCTTAGAATCCACCGCAACCACGATGTATTGGTAGATGAGGGTTCCAGCGACGGAGGAGGAAGCGATGAGGCCCGTGGGGGCTGGGAGCGGGGGCCCGATCACCTCCGGGGAAAGAGAGAACACACCCGGCCCGGTGCGGGAGAGGTTCTGGATCGGATAGAGATTGTGCGTGAACGTCATCACGTCCGCGGATTGGGTGAACTTGAGGAGGCGCAAGTCCACCGCGGCCCAGGGGGTCGCAATCTCGTACACACTCGCCACCGTCCCCCCGCTTGTGTAGGCGGGGAGGAGCGCGGTGTTGATGGGGTTCCCATCAAGGTCCGTGAGGGAGAAGTGGTTAGCGTCGATGTTCACCACGAGGTAGGTTTGGGCGTTGAGGGAGGTCATGCCCCCAATGCCGTTGAGGAAGACTGAGGTCCCCGTGGTATACCCGTGCGCCGTCACATTCACCACGCCCGGATTGGCGTTGGTGATCCCCAGGATGTTCTGCGAGGCGTTGAGAAGCTGTTCTCCGTTTTGGTAGAACCGCATGTAGTGGTCCCCGAGTTCGAGGACGTAGGATTGGGATTGGGAGAAGATGAAGGGAACCAGCCGCGCCGCGTAGGTGCTGGACTTCGTGCGGTCAATCATCTCCGTCCCCACGCGGTAGCTCGCGCCTCCGCGGTAGTCCACGAAGAAGTTCCGCATGAGGGCCGCGCCGGTGTGGTACTTGTCGAGGTCCACCCGCGCGAAGAGGTTTTGGGAGAGTTCCCCAGCCGCAAACGAACTCTGGATGATAGATTCAGCCACCTACATCCCCCAATTGAGGTTGTCCCAACCCACCAACCAATCCCCTTGCATGGGGCCGAAGGGCCCCCATCCGCCGAGGAAGTTATCCACCCAAACCCCACGCGCCGCGATCCAGTCAGGGGTGTGGTCCGTGGTAGGCATGGCCTCGTTGCCATCGGCCGCGCGGGCTTGGAGGATGGCATCCTGCGCGGACTGGATGAACTGGGGCCGCATCTGCACGTTACCGGAGAGGGGGATCACGAGCTTCGCGGAGAGGGCGGCAGAGAGGGCGTCGGAGAAGAGCGGGTCGAACAGGCTCACATCCGTCACGTCGAGGACGTAGACGACTTGGGCTTGGCAAAGGTTGGAGAGCACCACCCTCCGCTGATTTCCCCCCACATCCGTTTCATTCGCGATGATGAAACGGTTGGAGCGGGAGGGGCGGAAATAGCTTCCCCACGCCTGTTGGAGGCCCTCCACTTGGTTGATGTTGTTGGGAGTGGGGGGGAGGAGGTAGCGGACCTTAAGGCAGGACGGGGGGTAGAGGTACTTAAAGCCCCAGGGGTAGGGAGCGCCGGGCGGGGTGTCGGTGAGGGAGCCGAGCAGGGAGAGCACCGCTTGCCCCCGCGAGAAGCCCCAGGGAGCCGCACGCAGGAGCGCCTGCCGCATGTGGTCGTACCACAGCAGGCATTGGAGACTTTCCGCGGACCCCTCATCGAAGGAGGTGATGGAGCTCCGCGCCCCCGCCTCACTCAGCGCCCGGTTGCAGATGTCAATGGGGCTCGTCACCCTCAGCCTCCGTAGAGCTTGCCGCCGAAGCCTTGGGCTTCCTCATCCTCCTCCTCAACCTCACCCTCATCCCCGCTCACGCCGAGGGAGGTGAAGCGGAGTTCGAGGCACTGGCGCGGGGAACCGTCGTAGCCCATGCGCTCTTCCACCTCCACCACGCGCGCGACGCCCATGACGGCCACCTCTTCCCCAGCCTTGAACTCCGTCACTACGCGCTCGATGCCGAGGGCCTTAAGGGTCGCGTCGTCGAGGTAGAGGCAGCAGTAGGGGACGGCCTCAGGCATCTCATCCGCCGGCTCGGCCCCCGGAAGCTCATGCAATTCCATCGCCATCTTACTTCCCTTTCTTCTTTCCGTAGAGTTTGGTTCCGGCGTCCGCAGCCGCGAACTCCTTCCCCACACTCTGTTTGATCCCTACCTTCTTCGCGAATTTGGGGTCGTGGGCCACGGCTTCCATTAGCCGGTGTTGGGCGGCGGATTTGGAGGGCATTGGAGGCTCCTACGATGACGGACAGGGAGTGCCATTCCACTGCACTCCCGAAAGTCGGATGATGTTGAGCGGGGGAACGGCGTTGATGACCTTATTCTCGTGGCCCGCCGCGCTGAAGTTGATCGTACCAACCGGCACATTCTGCGTTTGGGCGGAAGTGGTAAGGGTGTGCGAAGGGGAAACCGCCGGGCCCCCAAGGCAGTAGGTGACGGACGGTTGACCGGTGTTGGTAGGGGCATTCAGGTTCGTGCCCGTGGAAACATTCCCGTCGCACGTCGAACCGTAGGGTTGGATGGTCCGAGTCACGTCATCCAAAATCCCGGTATCGTGGAACATAGCCCCCGGCCACAAGCCCCCGTTCGTCAGGGACGTGATGGTCAGAGTGTTCCCCGAAACCGTCCCCGTCATCGAGAACGCTCCCCCGGTATTTAGGATGCAGTTCAGAGAAGAGGTGTTATCCACCCGATTGTCGTTCTGATTCCACGTGCCGATTTTCTTGAGGTAGCCCATCCACGACAGGGCCTCGGCGGTGAATAGATTTCCGCCCCTAGCTGTGTTGTTAACGAGGAGATTGTGATCCACATTCACCGTCACGTACTCAACCCCCTGCCAGGGGACTGCGTGGGTGGAGAGGAAGGTGATCGGCGCGGTGAGGTTACCTACATCATTAGGATGGGAAATCATGACGTTGTATTGGACATTTAGCGCGCCCAGGTTCGACCCCCCGTCCATCAGAATTTCGAAGAATGCGGCGTGCTTGCACGCGCTTAGCGCCCACGACGCGCAGTCCGCCCCGTAATCATCAATTACGTTAAATTGTGAGGTGATTTGTCCGTTGGACAGCACGCCGCTCATAGGCAGATTGAAGATGTTGTGGAAGTAGTTGTATTGCCCAACGAAATCCCCAACAGAGTTGAAGGCGAAAACCGCGTTGGGGTTGGAGGAGATTGTCATAGATTCCGAGGCGACCGAAAGGCCGGCTTTGTTCACCACGCAAGTGAACGGTACAGTTCCTTGACAAAGCGGGGAAACCCCCACATCCTGCGTGACCCCGACCCCCGCCCCGTGAACAAGATCATTGGCGAAGAAAAGGGCCTTACCAACCCCAGTACCTCCAACCGTTCCAAGTTGGGAGGCATCGGCGCTAACCGCGTCAATGGAGGTGACGGTTAGGGTGGAGTGTTGACTGTCCAGCGGGGCAAGCGATCCTGTGAAGGTAATCTTATTCAAGAACGCTGAGGAGTTCCCGTCTATGGTGTTTTTTTGAAACACCGTGTTAAACTTCGCCCCGGTTTCAACCGTCCACAGGTTGCTTGTGCTAGCGAGGCAAAACTGGTTCAACTTCACCTTGTTGTTAATGAAGGTCGCGGTGGATGGGAGGTTGTTCGTGCTCCGCGCGGTGAAGCGGATTTGCACGCACCCATCAACGAGATTGCCGCCCTGGTAACTTTTCGTCAGGTCCCATCCGTTGAAGGTTGGGTTGATGGCGTAGGTGGTTCCCACCCGGTCGCAGAGGATGCGCGGAGCGCCGCCCGTCCCCCCAGTTGCCTGGAACACACAACCCGCGGGAAGGGAGTCTGCGGGGGCCCCATCCCCAGCAATCTTATACGTCAAGGTCGTATCCGCCCCGACCTTGAAATCAAACCCCGCCACATTCCAATTGGCGTCCGCGTGGGAGTCATACCACGTCTGGCCAGACATGATGGCGTAGGCGGCGATGTTGGAGGTCCCAATCTTCAC